TAAAGTGTCGCTTAGGACGAAGACCAGTTCCAAAGCAATTCTCTGCACCGATCACTCGACCGATCGTCATCTTCGGATCATCCATGTGCTGAGTTCCACGAGCAGATACACAGTAGACTTTATGTCCACGGTTCAACGCTTCCTGTGCAAACCAGTTCCATAGAAGTGGATCCTTGGTGTAGGTATCATCGTAATCGATCGAGATGTTCATCTTAGTCTCCTTTGTAGGATCACTATAATCTAAACTTGGCCACATGTAAACCCCTAAATGGTGCTGCTAGGAAGAATCGAACTTCCGTTTCACCCGTACCAAGGGCGTGTATTACCATTGTACTATAGCAGCGTTGTTGGTGCCTCCACTAAGAGTCGAACTTAGACCTTCCCCATGTCACGGGATCGAGCAAACCGTTACACCATGGAGGCATTGATTGGTATCCCCAGCGGGTGTCGATCCCGCTTCTTCGCCTTGAAAGGGCGATGATCTAGCCAACGTAATCTATGGGGACGTTATATTGGTGGGAGTGTGTTGAATCGAACAACTTGCCTCTTCAGGAACGGATTTACAGTCCGCTGCTAGCACCAGCATAGCCTTATTTGACACTCCCAATTTTGGTTGTAGTGGGTGGGATTGAACCACCGACCTATCCCTTATCAGGGGATTGCTCTACCACTGAGCTACACCACAAAAATTCAGCCGGAAATTCTTTTAATGTGCAGCCGGATCTGTCACAATTGGTGCGGATGAAGAGAATCGAACTCCTGACACCATGCTCTTCAGGCACGTGCTCTACCAACTGAGCTACATCCGCGTATTGGCTGTCCTAAGAGGACTCGAACCTCTCTTCATCCTGGTTAACAGCCAGGTGCCGTCACCTGGACGACTCTAGGACAAATATTTGGTGAACCGGGTGAGACTCGAACTCACGTTGTCGCGGATTAAGAGCCCGCCGCTAAAACCACCTCAGCTACCGGTCCGTATTTCTAACATCAACTTATCCATCTCAATACAGTATTTGAGCTTGTACTGTTCCCCTCTCCAGTGCATAAGTATATCCCGTTTCAGATTATATTCAACAGGATTGTTAGCAGGAAGCTTGTTAGCAGCACGAATCTTTTGGCGAATAAGTTTCAGATCGTCTTTCATCATACTTCTTTCTATATTGGCCCCGTGTGATGGAATCAAACCACCCCTGCATTGCCTAGGCTCAATGCTACTCAGTCACGGGATATTCATTACTTAGAAGATATACTGATGAGGAATCGAACCCAAATGCTCTCCATTTACAACCCAAGTATTTGGTGCGCCTGGGAGGATTCGAACCCCCATGTGTCCAGTTAACCTTTCTACACGTTCGTAGCGTGAGGGTATACAGACGCAATATTACTGGTGCAGACTAAAGGATTTGAACCTTTGACCCTCACCGTGTCGAGGTGACGCTCTACCACTAAGCTAAGTCTGCATTGGTGGTGTGGGTAGTTGTAGAACCTGGTATGGAAGATAGTCAAAATCAATTTGACGATCACAACCATTAACACCAGATTAACGACTTAACATTTTTTGCTGCTCTGGCTATAACAATATCAGGATCCCAATATGTGTGCCATCCTAGTCTTTTTTGAAAATTGTAATCTTCCATAAGGTAATAGGAAGAACCCAATGCCAGAGCAGCCTGTCTAATAACTTCTTCCATTGTATTTTCTCATAATAGAGTTAAATTTGGTGGATTGTGAAGGAATCGAACCTCCGAGCCGCCGTCGCTTGTTCAAGTACCATACTTAATGGGAATCGAACCCCCCACAGTCGCGCCCTGTGCCTGGTTTGCCAGGTCAGTATATCATCAAAGTAATGGTGAATCCGGTCAGATTCGAACTGACGTACTGCGATTAAAAGTCGCGTGCTAAAACCACCTCAGCTACGGATCCAATCTCGAAGCGCCATTCTCTCATCACGGCGTTCCGCTTTCTTAGTCTTCCCGTGTGCGCCAGAAGGACGTTTGGAAAGATGAAGGACAAAAGGATTTCGTGCCTTCGGTAGTTCCTTATGTTTTCGTTTCATTTTGTTTCCTTAGTCAGCATATTGAGCGTTGAAAAGAGCTGCCTGATAGGTGCCACCGTAAACAACTTTATCATCAGACAGACGACGTCCGAACCATTTGCCGCTTACGTTCCAGAAGGTCCAACCTTGCATGTTCTTTCCTTTCGTTCCTTATAGTAGTAATATAAGGTATAGGTTATGGTTTGTAAACCCCCTATTTTCATTTTTTTAGAATTATTTTTGGTGGTGCCAGATGGACTCGAACCATCTCTTCGGGCTTATGAGACCCAAGTCGGAACCGTTCCGTGTCACCAATATTGGAGGTGTGTGTCAGAATCGAACTGACTACTTTCGTGCTATGGATTTGCAATCCATCCCCTTACCGGCCGGGCCACACACCGTTATTTGGCGAAGGTGGTAGGAATCGAACCCACTACGCGCGGTTTTGGAGACCGCCGCTCTACCATTGAGCTACACCGACATATTTTGGTCTGGGTGAGAGGATTTGAACCTCCGACTTCTTGCTTCCAAGGCAAGCACTCTACGCAGACTGAGCTACACCCAGATGATTATTGGTTGGGAAGGGTGGATTCGAACCACCGGCCTGCTGATTCAAAGTCAGTTATTCTGCCGCTGAACTACTTCCCAACAGTAGCAGTAATCTGCTACATATTTTACTTTATCTCTTTTATTCTCATAAATAAAATTATGAAAAAGTTACTCCTATGTTTTTTGTTATGTGGAGGTTGCGCTAGTCAAGATGTTCAAGACTCTTATTCAGTAGGTACTACATTATCTACTGCCAGTGCAATGGTAGGTCTTCATGAGAAAAGGGACCGAGTTGAACTAACAAGATTGATCGGGGTTGACCCAGTACGTACTGAATGGTGCGCAGCCTTCGTGAATTCCATTTTAAATCTAAATGGCATACCTGGTTCAGAAGTTGTAAGTAGGCATCCACTTACCGCTAAGAGTTTTATCTATTGGGGTAGCTTTGCTATAACTCCTGAGTTCGGTGATGTTGTTGTATTTCCAAGAGGTAATCAAGGTTGGCAAGGACATGTGGGATTCTACATCACTACAGTAAAGCAGGATGGAATCGACCATTATGTTATCCTTGGTGGTAACCAAGATAACCGTGTTTCATATGATCTTTATCCAGCGTCCAAAGCGATTGCTATCAGACGCTGGATAATAGATCCATAATGGGGTCATCGGACGAATCCTATCCCATACAGATAAATTGTCAAAGAGCGTGGGAGATTGATGTAATCGCTTCGTCCCGAAATAAAAAAACCCTCCAGATCTTTCGATCGGAGGGTCTTGGAATTCGATGTTAACTTGCGTTAACCGTTTCCGTAACCCTCCATGTATCCCATAATCCATTCACCACACACATGGAGTCGATTGCATGGGAATGCATTCGAAATCTGGCGTTGATATGTAAACGGTTTATTCATGGAAGTTTGTTATTCCTAGTTGGTGTTCTATTAGTATATATCATTCTAGGTTGCTTTGTAAACCCCCAAAATGAACTTTTTTCAAAAAAGATTTGGTGCTCCCAGTAGGACTCGAACCTACGATCAAGACGTTATGAGCGTCCGGCTTTAGCCGCTAAGCTATAGGAGCAAATTGGTAGAAGTGGGTGGATTCGAACCACCTCAAAGGCGCTAATCTGGCGCAAAGAGTTTATAAGACTCCTCTGACTACCAAGTCTCACTTCCATTATTTGTTATTCAAGGTTTTGATTCTGTCTTTGATCCAGTTTACAACCGTTAGCCATTCTTCATCTTGATATGTAATATCTACTGTTTCAAGATTACTTAATGCAATCGTTAATCCCATTTGTTCGGTATAGTCAAGACTGGATTTAGCCATTGCAACCTCTATATTCTGGTGTCCCCGGTCGGACTCGAACCGACACTACGCAGATTTTAAGTCTGCTGACTCTACCTATTGGCCTACGAGGACTTATATTGGCGGTCCCGGAAGGATTCGAACCCTCGACCTACCGCTTAGAAGGCGGATGCTCTATCCACTGAGCTACGGAACCATTATCTCTTATTTGACAAAATCTACTTTATACTCTTTTCCATCGATTGTAAACATCAAAGTGGAGTGTGAGTAAATTTTTCTTGGTTCATCTATATATGTGACTTTATCGTAACAGCTTTTTTCTTCACGGTAACCAACGATCACTTGCTCGGTCTTCGGTTTGCTACCTTGATCTGCTCCAATAATACCACCTACAATAGCACCAGCAGCTGCACCATTATCTTTGTCAGTAATTGCTTTACCAGCTACACCACCGATGATCATACCAAGAAGCGCACCACCAGCAGCATTTCCGGAGCGGGAGCGGGTTTCATATACAGGTACTTCGATCACTTCACAGTAAAGATCGACTACTTCCTTTGTTACATACTCAGTAACATAGTTGTCTTTTACTTTTGCGTTTACCTTCTCAGCATTAGCCGGCAAGGAAAAGCTGATCAAGATAGTCGTCGCTATAGTAAGGGTCTTCTTCATGGGGCATCTCCAAGCCAGTTTCGGGTGTCTTCATTTCACATGAATTGAAGTACTCTTCCCAGTACGTATTTACCATTTTTTCTGTGGTGATATCTTCGATCGAACTAAATTTGCCAAAGGCAAACTTCATGATTTCACCTGCAACTTCCATCTCGAAGTCAGACATGATAGAGTTGGTCATAGTATTGTATCCCGTCCTTTGAATCACTCTAATATTATACACACGAGGTAGCGGGTTGTAAACCCCCTATTTCAAAGAATCTAGTAAAAGTTCTTCTAAATACTCGAAATATTCCTCATCGGCATTTAATGGGGCTGTTATTCTAAGTACTGAAAGGTCACTATATTTTCCACTAGCTCCATATGTTCTTTTTTTAAGATTTGTAAATTCTTCATTATTGATATTTGGATCGATATCATATGCAATATTAAGACCGAAAGCTCTATAGGATTTAATCAATCCAGTTTTTATAAGCCGATCCCCAATTTCCGATAATTTATTCTCAGTGATTTGAGACTTTTCTAATAAATTTTCTTCTAAGATAATATCAGTAGTAGTTTTCATAGCAGCAATTCCAGCCATATAAGGTTGAAACGTATGTCCGTAATAAACTCTATTTTTTACAACAGTTTTTACTTTGTTATTAACTACAGTTACTGACAATGGGGCATATCCTGCGGTTATAGCTTTGCCTAGACACGATATATCCGGTTTAATCCCGACTGGAAAAATTGTAGTATGACTATGAAATGCTTTAGACCTTCCCCAGCATGAAGCAATATCATCTGATATTAATAAAAATTTAAATTTTTTTCTTAACTGATCTAATTCTTTTAAAAAATAATGCGACCAAACATTAACACCATTAAACCAGGGGCTTGGATTAATTAATACTATTCCTACTTTTTTATTTTTATATAGATTGTTTCTAAGATCTTTTAAGGTCTGTTTTTCTTTTTCCTCTTGATCTCTATAATCTGTCCATATAGGGGAATCAATTAGAATTGTTCTATTACCAACTTCGCTATTTAAACCACTAAGTGTTTTAGTCAATGAACTAGTACCATGCCACCCTTTTCTAAAAGCTATTATATAAGTTTTATTTTCACCTAATAATTTCCAATATTCATCTGCTATAGATATGGCAGCTTCTACGGCGCCTGTTCCGGTTATCGACCAGATGAATCCAGACCATCCACCGGATTTACAAATAAAATCCGAAACTTCATCTATTAAATTGTGTTTATAGCCAAGGGGTGAATGACACCTTGTTACTGAAATCAATGAATCGTATACGGATTTAGCAATTCTTTTATTTCCATAACCAAGAGTAAAAGTAGATCCGCCAGAGGTAATATCTAGATATTTTTTACCATCTTCATCATAAATCCAATATCCTTCTGTTTTGGATATTTTTATGTTATTTGTAGTTTTAAGGGTCAGGTCAATCATTTCGTAACAATCCCTACATTTTCCGGAACCGCAAACTTAATATTATTATGGCGGTGGTGTAGAACGAACTGAGTATTCGGAAACTCTTTAAAAAGTTCCTGCCAAACAGGTCTCCAATTATTTGCGAGTCGAAGATTGTTTGTATCACCTCTATCTGACACAAGATAAAAGTCTGTACAACTTCTTAAATTAAAATCGAACATAGAGTCGAATCCATACATATGGACTTCAGAACCTTTTAGTTTATTTGCTGCATAGTGAACAGCCATATGTCCACAATTAAAATTCGTATAGTTTTCAGCATAACTTGGTAATGTAAGATATACATCCCTTACATTATGCATCCACTTTATACGAAGATTTGGATTCATCTCAAGATATTTACTAGGTCTAAATCCTAAAATCCAATCACCGGGAACAGTTACGCTTCCCTCATGCATTGCTCTCATCATCTTAAAATCTACTATACAAGTGCCATATACCCCATCAACGGAAAATGGTGGTAAATTACAAGTTAGTTTCATCCCAGGAGAACCCTGCTTGTACATATGAGAATTATCACCATTGCCAATTACATGTATAACTTTAGCCATTCATAAGTTTCCTAATATGATCTTTACCTTTCTGACCGGTCCAATGATATACGAGTGGATCGGCTGGGACTGTTTTATCTATGTGTTGAATACGGAGGACGTTGTACTTGTTTGGTAGATCTTCTATAAACGTCATTCTTTTTAGAGGATTGTCCATCATCATATGCAAAACTTCTTGGTCACCTTGCACCGGTTGCGTAGCACAAGATAGTTCCCAGTCAGTTAAAACGCTTGGAACACCGTGGTAAGCAACTACACCAGAGTTATGCCATTTCTCTCCGCGCCTTTGTGTCCACGGCTTATCTACTGTCATGGACAATTTGTTTGGTTGAATATAATCGAATATCTTAGAGATATTACCCAGTATCTCGCAATCTGTATCTAGCCAGCACACATTCTCTGCGTATTCTGCAGCGATCCTCATAGCTTTGGGCTTCTTAAACCACCCGTGCTCGTGCCCGCGTACGCTCTTGAGAATATCGGAAAACTGACTGCTTGTCATACCGAAATCCATAATCATAAGAGGTATGTCATTATGCTTCGTCAGATTATCAACGAACCATGGAAGCATCCATTCACTAGATGCATCGCACCCTGTAATAAACAGTTTAGATAATTTTGTATTTGCCATTATAATTATGCTTCGCTAAGCATCCCTCAGTTTTCTGAATAGTAGTAAAAGAATCATGAGCTTCTGCAGGCCATGGATAGTATTCTTCCATCCATGGGAAGTTCTTTAAGTTCATGAACACATCTGTAGGTCCAGCAACGGTCTTAGCTTTTTCCATAAGAGCTTTTGCTCCAGATGGTTTAATCATATAGGCGTGTGCACCTGGCATATAAGGCTTAGAGGTTAATGGATTCACACCGAGTAATACTGGTGTATTAAATTTCCCATAACTCGGTTTACCAATATTCATTACATGAGAAAATGAACTAAACATCGGTATATTATCTTTCAATATAGCATCATGCTCGAAGATAGTATATGGAACATCGTCGCCTTCGCACAATTTCCATAGTGTATAATGGGACAAGAATGCTGCTACACAATTTTCAAGCCGAGAATACTTCTCTTGAAACCCGTCAACTGGTATACCCCAGTCCTTTGCCATTCTCAGTGGATTATCTGCAGGGGTAACAGCAGCAAAAATCTCAACGTCTAAGCCAAACTTTTTACCAGATTCAATACATCTATTTGCAACACGACAAGACTCGTCATTATCCATTATTGTTATTACATAAGCTTTCATAATCACTCCGATGTAGTAGATTTCATTCCAGTAACTTTAGTATAATAAGGATATGCAACTTGTAATTTTCCGGGCATGAGCTGCTTACACATTATCGCATCATTTGGCCATAAACCATTCTCTGCAGTTAAAGCGATCAGCGCTGCAGCACCTTCTGGTTTTAATATGTATGCTGAATTTCCAGCCAGCCCTTGCGGAATCATTTGGTTGTCGATCCACGGGGTTTCCATAACATCCACAATAGGATATTTTTTTAACTTGTCCCATCGGTCAGAATATTTTTTCCTTACGACCTCATCGAACTTAGACGATCTTCTAGTCGCCCCCATTGGGTTATTTAACCCAATAATATGTCCAGTAAATTTTCCCTGAAGTTTACTGTAATCAAATTCTTTAATAAAGACTGCATCATGTTCTAAGATCATAATCGGTTCATCTATCTGATAGCAATGTAACCAAAGTGAATAGTGGCTTAGGGTACAAGCAATTCTTTTCCTTATATCCTTCGTGGGATAGAAAGAAAGTTGTAACCCCGTTCTTAGATCATAACGATTCTCAGATTCTTTTGTAGGATATGTCCAACTGATATTCGGAACCGCCGATTTCCCGAATAGTTGATTATGAGTTTCGTCTAGGGTGTCGGGAGTGACAGCTGGGAATATGAATGGCTGTATCTTTGACTTCGTTAAGTTAATCGACTGAATGACTTTTCTTGAAGCAACAGTAGAATCGTGATTGTTTACCATCGATATCACATAGGCTTTCATTCTATATTTCGTCCTTTCAGTCACAGTTTCTAGAGTAGGTGGTTCAGTCTGAAACGGCATCCACTCCTTTATAACTTCTAATTTGTTCATTTCTTTATAAGCATAATTGTACTATCAGGGATGTACTCTCTTGAAGTTTTGCTAGGGGTCCAATCGGTTTTCATCCTAACATCATAGAGTTGATGTTTATATGGTGAAATTTCTGCTAAAAATTTATTATAAGCTGTTGGATTTAACTTATCAGCTGCACTAATAACCCATGGATGATTATAATCCGAAAAGTCCATAATATTAAATGGCCAAACATCTTCGACAAAATATTTGCCGCCTTCTTTTAGAAACTGAATCAGATGCTTGAATGTTAGTCTATTTGCTTCTGGCCAATGTGCACCATCATCAATAATAAGGTCAAATTGAACGCCAGGCCAAGTTTCTTCCACTAGTTTTATAATGGACGGATCTAATGAATCACCCTTTAACCATTTCACCCGTTCTTCTTTTAGAATTTCAATCTCTTCGACAGGAACTCGAGAAAAGATATCAATGCCATAAATGGTTGCATTCGGAAAATATTCATGAAATGCTGTCGTACTAGCGCCTTTAAAGACACCAATCTCTAAGATATTAATCTTATCATTTCGAATAGGTTCAAAGTGCTGCTCATACACATGATGATAAAAATGTTTTTTCGAACCTTTGTCGGTCTTATGCTTATCAAAAATGGCAAGAAGTTCGCTCATTTAATAATTCCCCATATGTTTTTCGTCGGGCCTGTATCAAAGTCATAGCCAAACATATCTATATCAGATTTATACCAGTCGGCTACTATTGCTATTGTGTTGTCGTCGTACAGATCTTTATACGATCCTTCGTTCATTCCTGTGATGTTTCTTGCTTGTGGTGGTGTATCCAAATCAAAATAATCGCAGATATCCTTATCAAAATTTTCAAATGATAGTATATCACATCTTAAATTTCCGTCTAGATCAGTCACATGATCTACCGCGGGATACCAACCGCGAATGGCCCGGTGCCACATGTAATCTACATTTCCCCATTTATATCTCTCATCCAGGAAAGCCTCAAATGAACTTACATCTGCATAAGTTGGCGGGGATTTATATTCTACTTCAATGATCTTCTTTGCAAAAAGATATCGAGAAACAACTCTATCCCATGGGTTTCTTACTACCGCGAACGATTTATATTTATTTGTAATGTCAGGATTTAAATCCCTCCACCTTGCATGCTCAAACCCATGATGATCGCCTAGAAATTCCATTTTCTTTCTTACTGTGTCGGAATACTCTTTCGATTTATGAATCTCTGGACCAGCTGGAATAATTAGATTCTGTAAGATTGGATTCAATCGGATCGTAGTTCCAGCATTCTTTGGAATGTGAATAAAGATTTTCTTATCAGACATTCTTGATTAGTTCCTGAATATTCTCCCCACCCATAGGAAGTTTATCTTTTAAGAAGAAATGCACGAAGTGACATTCTTGAATTCTAGTGTTTGCGGTGTAAAGACCGTTCCACTTCCAATCCATATTCTTTATACTCATCTTCTCTTTCCGAATCCAATAGTTTAACAGAGTCTGATCTGTAGACCATTTCCATGGACCAATACCATCAATGAAAGCTTTAAACTCGGGTCTTCTTAGGAACTGTAACGGGGTTTCACCTTTCAGATATTTGTACACGGACTTATTCATTACAATAACCCCCATGTTCATAAACTCCCCGCCTTTGTCGTCCCATTTCCAATCGACGTCCCTGATAGAACCATATTGCATCTTAGAATAGTTAATGATCTTCTGAACATACTGATCCGAGAGTGGCATTTCTCTTTCTACCACAGCACCAAAATCATAATCCCCAGGTAGATCATCAAATATATTAGCAGCATTATCACGAATATAAACATCCGCATCGATAATAGCCACTTGATCATAGCTTTTAAGATACGCAAACGCATTCTCCTTTTCATAGATCGGCAGGAATCCACCATACTTTTCATAACTTTCTTTACTTCTATTCGTTAGAAAAATGTCTGGTTTTATCATAAGAATAGGCGTATCTTGGCGAATATAATCAGCCCCGATAGTTTTCGCATACTGTTTAACACTAGCAGTACAAAGATCATATAACTTAGATCTTTTACCGGTATAAACTTGATATATTAATTTTTTCAATTTCTTTCACCAATTCTTTCTTTATTGGTACCAACTTGGCTATGAATAAAATGTCTTGCAAAGATATTATTCTTAATCCAGTCTTTTTCCAATACACCGTAAGGATACCAGGGTTCTTTCGAATGAATAAAACCGTCTACGGGAACAATTACCTCTTGCGTTAAAATATCATTTAACATACTATTTGCGCGTTCCGGTTTTATATAATATCCTACGGCGGCTAAAGAATGATTTCTTGTGGAGCACGCAAAACTAAAAAGAGGAAATTTAGTTATAGATTTAGATATCTTTTTAGTTAATATACAATCATGCTCTATAATAATACTTGGCTGACCACTTTCAATAATTCTTTTCCACGCCTCAGTATGGGAATACCAAATAGCCTTTTCAGTAGCATTCCAACCGCGTTTTCTTTTACTACTATAGATTCTATTCTCTGCAAAATTTAAATAATTAGATTCTGGTATGGTATCTGGTAATGTTGCTTCGTGGTGGATAAGATTACTATAACCTCTTTTTAAAAAAGACTCATCAGCAATTTTTCTATAAAATTGCGAAATTTCGTTGTTTGATATAGAAATAACATAGATGGGTATATTCTTATCGATAGTCATTTAAACTAAACTCCGTACCATGCATTTTATAATTCTCTCTACCGTGGTTAGAGTAAACTAGAACTTCAGGATCGTCAATTAAGAAATCGCATCCCTTACAGAAATCTGGATAGTCGCCGGTTTCATGTTGTTTACGAAGGGTATTGTAAGCTTCCCCATACCAGATTTCTTCCAGTCTCTGATCACTCATGTGACCTAGAACAGCTTCATCATCCCTACCCAATACTTGACAGCATGGGTGGACAGCTCCTCTGCTATCGCCGAGACCACCTGCGCGAATAACAACATCAGGGCTAAAAGGACGACCACAAGTCTTAATGGCACCATCACGGCCATAGTCAGGCTTATAAACACCAGACCAATTATGCATCTTCCAAATCTCAGTTTTAACACCAGCTGAATTAACGATTTTAAGATACTCATCTCTTTCGTAATCGACTCGATTATTATCAAGAATGAGGTGATAGGTTGCAACAGTGCACGACGAATTCGTTTTGGTAACATATTCTTGCATCTCATGTAGATTTTTTACAACAGGGTTAAAGAATGGGCTGTTCATCCATTCTCTATAGGTTTCTTCGTTATAACCAACAATGCTAAATCTGAAGAAGTCACAACCAGCGTCAACGACTTCTTTCATGAAGTCGCCTTTCATTCTTTGACCATTTGAGAACATAAAGGCCTTTGCACCATACTTCTTTACAATAGAAACGTATTCAGCAAGGTTGCGATTCAAAGTTACTTCACCAGAACCATCCAGATTTACCACACGTAATCCAGCCTCAGCACACTGGGCAACATAATCTTCGAATTCATCAAGTGGCATTTTTTTCAGCCAGTTTTTTCCACGAGCGCCGTGCGTACCATCTGGAAAAGTTTGTGGACACATTTTGCATGTGTAATTGCATCCACCATTAATCTCAATAACCGCTCGATCAATCTTCACTTATGAATTCCTCTTAATCTTTTCTTCTGTAGATTAGCAAACTCTGTAGCTCTTTCAATTCTTCTTTCAAAGTTATGGAAATAATTTAGGGAGTGTGTATCTGCTTTTCTTACTTTATATATTAAGGCGTCTGGGGTATGATAATTGGTAATTAAGTCTTTAGTAAGAACTATAGTAGGCTTACCCATATTCTTAGCAACATAGTGCCACATCCCTTCATAACATAGACAAGCTTCGGCGGTTTTGATATGATAAAACACTTCTGAGATAGGCGTTCTATAATCTATTTCTGTTACACTATAACCTTGCATCTCTATAATATCAATTACTTTATTCCATTGATTACGATCAAAGGGTCTTTTAAATGGTCTCGGTTCTTGAGCGTTATTTACTTGTGTCCAGATTACTACTTTTTTCTTTATAGGATTGGCATCCATCTTTCGAAAATACCAATCATTATATCTCATCCTAGATCTTTTCTGGATATGGCCGTCTAGTTTAAGCATCCTACTATATCCAAAAAATCGATTATGATGGAGAGCAAGATTATCTGAATTAAAAACGTGTTGTATATTAACGTCTGTATCTTTCTTAGCATAAAAGTTGTTTATATAATGGAATCGTTCTAAAATAGTTTCCGGATCCTCAAAATGATATAAGAAATCTTCATCATGGTACCAATGTAAAACTAGATTTATTTTTTTCTGCGCATAAAAAGATCTATAATAAGCTACATTTAAAATGCACATTAGATCACCGATTCCCGGCGTCATTTTAGCTTCTATTACAGAAGAAAAATTTATACGAGGAACAAATGGAAGATACTTTTTAAAATATTCTTCATTAATAGGCATACGTTTCCATATCTAAAAACATTATAATACCAGGTGTGGTATTTTCTTTATGGGTAATCACATAAAACCAATACTTAGGAAAGAGAGATTTATTAAACAAATCATATTCTTTTATGGCTTGCCTTACCCCTGGTAGTTCTACATTATCAAATAATATGTATCTTGGTTTTATTTCGAAAGTTTTTTTAATATCTTTTACTACAGATTCATAGGAATGGTTACCATCAATAAAGACCAGGTCGGGGGTTTCTACTTCGGTTTTAGGTAAAGTACTAGGAATAAAAGTAAATCTATCCCCGTATCTTTCTTTAATAGGAATATGGGAAATCTCTGAGAATTTTCCTGGGTCTAGACTAGTAACCTTAGCTTCTGGAAAATGCTCAAGTAAACAGACTGTAGAGTGTCCAGCGAACATCCCCACCTCTATAATATTCGTAACATTCTTTGTAAGAGAACTTACTTCTTCCCACATGGTTCGAACATCTAAAAGGCTAGGATCTAGATATCCCCATCCTTGCCCGTTAAACTTTTCACCTTTCTTTTCTGGTTCTGGTCTTACAAGGAAAGATGTATCAATTTGTTTTAGCATTTTCACCCCAATAATTTTTAGTAGCTGATGTATCGAAAGAAAAACCCCAGCGGTCTATGTCTTTCTGAAACCACTTTTTTACTCTGTCTCTTTGTTCATTCGTATAGTAAGATTTATAATCTACTTTTTTGGTGGTATTGACCATCTCCAATCGGATACTCTTACCCAAATATCTATTTAAATCATAATTAAGATATTCGTACCTTAAAACATCAACTTTTAATCCTAGCCACTTTTCCTGACACGCCCATTGGTCATATGGATGATTACAGAAGAAATTTAAATCCTCTATATAACTATCCATACGATCTAGGAATTCATCCCAGAATAGGAAGTCTTGGAAATAGCTTGTTCCTATAGAAGACTTCATCCTTTCAGAGAAAGTGTAATTATATAATGAAACCAATCTTGACCAAGGATTTCTTACTACAGAGAAAATCTTATCATAAGACTGTATTATATTACTATCCATATAACTATATGGTATGTGCTTAGCGAAGCTATTATACCAAGGGAATTTAACATATTGGGATTTGTTAAATTCCTTTAGAATGATTTTATCCATATGATCCCAAGTTGCTTTCGCCATAGGTAAAGACCGGAGGATGCTAGTCCCTCCGGTCTTAGGTATATGAATAAACAATATATTGTTAGACATTCGCTAGGATGGATCTCGCAAGATCCTGTGACTCTTCATAGCCCGAGCGAAAACGATTACCAGTAGCACCATTGTCGATATACCACTGAAGGTTATCTACAATTCCGGCCTTACGCTTATCGTCCATTTTATAGTCTCGAACAATCTCTTCCCACTGAAAGCGAAGGTCAAGAAGTTCAAAGACGTTTACTTTAGCCTGTGACATATTCATAAACGTCCTTCCAGTTTCTCATCATAGGAAAAGTATTAGGGGTATTCATATTGAAGCCGTGTTCAATTAGAATAGAATTCAATCCAAGATCACGACCAAGTACGGCATTCTCTACCTTATCTTCGATCCAGATATCACCAGAGTTCTCGTAAGGAAGCAATGCTTCATCCTTATCTGCACCAGTATCAAGGAAGACGAACTTCTCGAATACGGTAGAACCAAACAGCTTATTCAGGTTCTGAATACGCAGTTGTTGAGCAGTAGGCTCGAGCGAGAGCGAAGTAATGACGTGGAACACTACGCCATGTTTGCGGTGGAGCTTATCCACATAGTGCATAGCATCACGGAGGGGAGGAAGGAAACCAATCGCAGAGCTCTCGTTGAAGTGTTTCACGAGACGCTGTTTCTCTTCTTTGCTGATGCCATATCGATCACCTACATCGTAGTATTCCCACGAGTCTGGTTTTTCTACATACCCATGACGTTGCATCCAGACATTAAAGGCATATTCCCAGTTCAGTAGAACCCCATCACAGTCGGTTAGAATTCTCATAACGATTCCTTTCGTTGGTTACATTAGCACTATAACCCATTCACTTTCAAATGTAAATCCCCTATTTAAGAAACAGAGTTATCTTCCTCAACGTCATCTGGCAAAATCCAGTTGATTTTCGTCCCCTTGTAACGGTGTACATCCTTATGTTCTTCTGTCATTCGGATCTTCTTCTTGAAATCACTCCCGAGAGTCTTCGATTTGTTACGACCGTTCTTTTTGTTACGCGGGTCGAAGCGAGTATACTTAGCCATTTTACCTTTCCATTTTTGTTTTAGTGCAAACGAAGACCAGTCTATGGCCTTTTTCTATTTTCGAAACCCCATGAACTGTTTTTTCATTCCAGACAATAGAGTCCCCAGGATTTTTTAGAAATTTAGTAATTAATCGTTCCCGAATATTTTCTTTCTTATTGGGATTTTTGTAATCAGGTTCTATAGAATCCCCAGCAATTACAATAATACCCCCAATTATATCCTCAGATTGATCAATCAATATAACATTAGTATATTGATTTTTCCCTACACTAATATCGACATTTTCAGTATGTAATCCCGAAAATGATCCGAGAGGATAATATTTCATCCAAGATTTATCTAGGATATATTCCGGATCTTGGGGGTAAGTTTTTTCATTTAGATAATAAAAAAGTTCTTTATGATTCTCCCAAAAAGATCCTTTTTTTATCGTTCCAAGATATTTTTCGTAATTCTGTTTACCTCTATTAGGATGAAAATCTTTTTTATGATCATAGAATTCTTTTTTCAAGATTTCTATTAATTCAATATTTTCCACCTTATATGTAAAACCAGGTTCCATAATTATCCCTTAATACCCAACATCTCTTTTGTCATAATATAGTCACGAACGAAGTCGGATCTTACGATATCTTTCCAAGTAAACTCAATAGTCTCGAATTGGTTCAATTGTGTCACAATGTTCATGAATTGTAAAATCCCTTTTTTATCATTCTCTTTTGTAAAGTCAGACTGATAATAATCACCACACATAATGAACTTACATTGGTGACCAACACGGGTAATGACAGAATCAAGTTCGTGGAAACTTAGGTTCTGCATTTCATCTACAACGATGATGGCATTGTTCCATGTATTACCCCGGATGAATGAGGTAGACTCGAATCTGGCCTTGTTCTGATTCTTTAATTTAGACCAGGCTTCGCCATCACCAAAGATTTCAGTGCATAGACCAATATATGGAGATTCATAGGCAAGTTTCTTTTCTGCTTCATCCCCAGGAAGAAATCCAATGTCGCGCGTGGGCACGATCGAGCGAATGACAATGAGTTCGTCAAACTCTGTTTCTTTATCCAGTACTTTTTCAAGAGCAAGACGTAGTCCAAGATAGGTCTTACCCGTACCAGCAGAACCATTCAATACAAGATTGTAGCCGTCTTTCCAGGCTTCTCTTGCGTTCATTTGGTTTTGGGTTTTAGGTTCGAAAGAGCGGAGATTTTCAAGTTTAATCGTATTAGAGGTATAAGACCTAGACATTAATGGTATTGCCCTTTCCTGAGCCTTTTTTAATTTTATTTTTTAGAAGATCTTTAAATCCATCGGGAACTTTCATATCAGAATTTCCCATCCGACCGCTGATGATCTTAAGCGGCTTAAGTACTTGTTGGAGATTTGAATCCTCTTCTAGTGTGGACTTCAATTCATCCCAACTGCAAACTACATCCCATTCCTCTTCGGTCTGTAGATTTTTCAAAGTGTATACTGGCATGTATTTCCTACGTGTTATTTTACCCAAGCACCAATCCGGCCGTGTATCTCCGGATCATGAATATATCTATATCCATCTTTCGAAAGGTCTGGACTGTTTAAACTAAACACTGGGATGTATTCTTTTATATCCGCTTGGAAATCTGGATTCCATCTCAGATGAACTTCGATTAACTTGTCACCAATATATTCACAGTTAATTTCTTTGTAGTTAACTGCAATGCCAGAGAGTCTATATGGTAGTGGAATCTTATCGTCCACCTTCACCCACTTATCCCAGCGAGTGAAGGTGTCGTTACTTTTAAACCCTTCAACAGCTAATACCTGACTTCCACAATAGTAGTCTACAGAGAGATGACGTCCTTCGAAGAACTCGCACCAGAAATAGCCATGAGGAAGATGATCTGTGTTACCATCTAACCATTTCTTTTCTGCTCCAAGACCAAGACCTTTCATATTGACGCACGGCCGGACCATATACCAACCTGGTTTAGGAACATCCATTCCTACCGGTCCACATACGTACCCTCTCATCTTCGATAGAATAAGTTTATCTAAAACCCACATATCATAAGGTGATACGATGTTCCATGCGTCTTCTTCTGTTCTCATGCTGCTACTTTAAACCATTCTGGAATACTACGTTTCGTCCAATCCATGGAGAAACGTTCTTGTTTTGTTTGATAGAATGCACGATACGAACCGACTGGATCGTGCGGATTAATACACTCTGGTGCTGCACCCATAGCAAGCTTGAACGGGGTAAGCGGTTCCATAGGAATGTTCCTAGGAGGAATAGACAGAGCTTCTTCCAGATCTACCCAAGACTTATGCTTTTTCTCATAACGATACTCAAACTCAGTTGCAAGAGCTTGGAAGTGATCGTAGTGCCATATATAATTCTGTACAGATTCCATAGTCCAGACAGTGCAAGGATGACCGACGTGAACTGCTTTATATAGTACTGCATCGCGTTTGTCAGGAAGGATCCAGCCCTTTACGCTAGTCTTACCAGACTTAGATGGAATCTTCGTAAGCTTACCATCTAGCACACGGTGTGCAGTAGATAGCATCTGTGCTGACTCTAGAACCATTTTTACTACATGTTTATCGCACTGAAGTTGTGCAGCTTTGATTGGGTTCTTATCCAAGATGAAGATATTCATGGTGTGTATTCTATCCCGTCCTATTAATCACTTTAATATTATATCAGCGGACTATGGATCTGTAAACCCCTAAAATTGCAAACCAACAACAACCCCGTATCTTTTTTCATTATTATCCGTTTCTTGTACCGGAGCTATGAAGAAGTAGTTTTTCCTCAGTCTTACCATAGGTAACACCTCTGCATCCGAATATCCTGTTACTGCACCCATTTCTAGCTCATATCCATTACCCAATCCAAATGTCTTGGAAAGATAACCTGATACTTTTGTTTCACTATTTATGTAAGCTCCAATTGCCCATTTGCTTTCTTCTAGCTCGACGTATGGATGTATCGCGTTATAATTCCCTTCTAGAAACAGGTGCAGGGTCAATGCTAACCCTGCACCTAAATCCATATTACCCTGCCTTTACTATTGATTCTTCGATTTCAGCTATGTGGTCGTCTAGATATGCTTTTTTAGTTAATACTTTGTGCATTCGATCCGTTCTCCCTTGTTTTAAGTATCTATCTGCATACCAGCCCAATTGTCTTGAATCTTTTTTTAAACGCTCGATAGTTGCTGAAACCATGTGTAGTTCTCCTAAAGAAAAAGGTGCATCGTCCAAAGACGTGCACCTTTTTGATTACTGTTATGTTTTTCTATCTAACATCATAATAGACCTGGAAATGCTTCCCTCACTATTTCTGGTGTTAGGTCTTTTACTGGTAGGTGCTTGTTAATCATTGCACATACCAATTCCGCATCCTTTGGATGAATCGATTCAACAATTCCAAGGAATACCTTTTCGCGTTTAAAGCCCTGCATCTGACTGCCAGGTCCACCTTTTACGCAATATTTGAAATCTACATTCTTTCTAAGAAGAGTCGATGGAGCACTATGTGCTTCGCATGCAGTATATGGAACTTCACCTTTTGGAAGTAGCCATTCAATCCTAGGATCAAGTGCACCTTTTAGTAGATCCTTTAATGCCCATGACTCATTTTGTTTTAGTACTTTAATTTTTTCTTCGTGGGTACTTGCTTTTTCAAATTTATCAAATACTTCATGAATGTCTAATTGTCTTACCATATTAAAAAAATTCCTCTACTACTTCAACCAGGAGGCGGCATTGCTTGGAAATAAGATAGGGTAGAACCTTATTACGGGCAGGAACCTTCTGCGTTACGAATTTATTTATGATTTCTTGCTTTACAGAATCAGGACATTCTGACTCTTCTGTAAGAACAATCATCTTTTTGTTACGGATATAGTTCCGATACACTTGTTCGCCAAGTGCTTTCGGATCTTCGAGCAAAGCCGCTTTCTTCTTAGCAGACAGTGTATTCTGACGCTTACCTTCCACGAGGAACGTATCATCGTCAGAAAGAACGTTTGGCACACCGTCACCAGAACAACCACCAAGGATCTGTTCTGCTTGATACAAGCGGGGGTTTGGGTCCTTGACGAACTTCTTAGTGACTGGGGAGAACTGCTGTACGTTATCATACTTCTGCAGTTGGATAAAGTCATGATCTGACGAGACGATCATAACCTTTTCATAGTTACCAAACTCTTGAGTCCACTTAGCAATCTCTGCAATAGAATCATCCGCCTCGCATCCCCATTGGTGAATAACCTTCCAAGGCATATTCTCTTTAATCTCATCGAGAACAGTAGTGATGTTCTTAAATGCCAGATCCCAATCGATCTTAGACTCATCACGATTTTGTTTACGTTTACCTTTGTACTCAGGATAAACTTCTTTACGCCAATTACCACCAGCATCGGCGACAATAACCATTTCACCATAGTCTTTAAACTTCTGGCGATACATTCGTACAGAGTTTAGGATAATGTGACGGATAAGGTTCACATCATCATATTTGGCTTGACCCATTACGATTGGTGCAATGGCAATGCCGGAGAAGTCAAGTAAAATCATCAGTTAATCCATTTCTCAGCTATAGTGTATGTATGTTTACATTTGCCATGCATCTTCATGCCCCAGCAATCGCAGCTTAGCCCTTTGTCGGTAAATTCAATGGTATAGACATTTCCCTTACTGCCAGGGATTTCCCACCGGCTACCGTTGGCCCAGTGGCGAATGAAGTTAATTTCTTCGGGTTTGTAGAAACGGGGGCTAAACTTGCGCATGGCTATCTCCTATTCGTAATATGAATATATGCTATCCAGCGCTGTTTGTAAATCCCCTATTTCTATTTTTTAGAATTGTTTATTCGGTTTGCCTGTCGAGTTGCCCAAGCTGCTTCGAAGCCAATATCGTGAACGCCAGCTTCATGGTTTCCCCACAGGCGTTCCATATAAGAATGATAAGTCTTCTCCACGTCCTTCTCAGACCAAGATTCTGGTATGAGCATCCCCTTTACAATCCAGTAAAATCTATTTGCTTCTTTTATCTGGTAGTCTGTCATTTTAGACTTTGGACATGGCTTCTATGAACTCTACAGTTGATGATGCCATTATAGTAACGATCATCTAACAGAACGTTTCTAGCGAACTGTTCTTTTGCCTCGAGGAATCCCATCTCGCCCTTTGATCGACAGAAGTATAATATCTCGCGATGGAAGTTCTGTTCCCCGTGTTCGACAAGTAGCTGTTTAACAAGATCACTGGATCCGTAATAGCTTCTCCAATCGGACTCGACAACACTTCTGCGCTTTCTGGTCTTACCTTTAAGCGGGGGTAATGTCTTTCTTGACCAAAACATCTTCTTTCCAACGTACATCTTGTCGTTGGATTTATCGGTAATAACATAGACGAAACCAACCCACTGCTTTAATTCTTCTTCACTGGGCTCGTAAGCCTCGCCTTTATAATACCACATTAATCATCACTGTCTTCTTCTTCGTCCATCAAAGAGGTGTATGATTCGTAACCACACATCGGGCAATGATAGGGTTCTTTTCTACTATTGATCACTGTGACTCGGGTTTCCAAGCCACAGTGATCGCACTCTAACAAGTACTCAGCTAATCTCAATTAAGCCTCGCAGGACACGCATGTCATGATATCACGAACAAGCTCTTGTGCTGGGTTTGAGGAACGTTGGTAATAGAATGTTTTCACTCCGAGTCTCCATCCTTCGATAATTAATGCGTTAACATCTTTTGCCGGAGCATCTGGTGGAATCATGAGATTTAAGCTCTGGCTCTGATCTATATATGATTGTCGAGCAGCAGCTTGTTGGACAACGTTCAACGGAGAGATTTCAGAGAAGGTCTTGAATACATCTCTTTCCTTCTGTGTAAGGAAATTAAGATGCTGTACTGAACCTTTGCGCATAAGGATAGAATCCCATGTCTCGTCATCGTTCTTACCATGTGCTTCAAGTACTTCTACAAGGTAAGGATTCTTGTAGGTAAATACGCCCTTAGCAAGATCTTTTACGAAGTAATTCGATGCAAGAGGTTCAATAGACGGCGAGACCTGACCAAGAATAAAACTGCTACTAGTTGTAGGAGCGATAGCACAACGAGTGAGATTACGAATTCCATATCCGAGTAGTCCTTCTGGTTCACCATAGATTTCTGCCATTTCTTTCGATGCAGCAAGTGACCGTTCATCGATGAACTTGCTAATCTCTTCAGTAAGTTCAAGCGCTTCAAATGATTCGAATGGAATCATCTTGAGCTGTAGCAACGAATGCCAACCGAGCTGGCCAATACCAAGTGCCCGCCAATGTTTAGCAAATTTGTATGCAGTTTCCATGAACTTGATGTTCTTGGTCTTACGGATATACTCCTCCATAACTGCATCAAGGAAGTAAGTCATAATCTCAACTGCATCAGTCTCTTTCCACTCGTCCCAGGTAACTAGGTTCATAGAGGAAAGGTTACAGACAAACGTCCAGTCTTTGCTTGATGGTAGTGCAATCTCAGAGCAAAGATTCGACGCATAGATTGGATAGTTATGATCCTTTAGCACCTTCGGCTTATTGTTGTTCACCGTGTCGGTAAAGAACAGGTAAGGATAACCAGTTTCTTTACGCTTACGAAGAACCTTAGCCCAGACTTCGCGCTTTGCTTTATCTCCGGTAATCATACTCTCCATCCACTCATCGCTGATAGTAACACCAATAGAGATGTTCTGGATAGTAGCTCCTGGTTCACGAATCTCTAGGAATTCATTAATATCAGGATGATCGATATTGAGATAAGCAGCAAATGCGCCTCGTCGTACTGATCCCTGACTAATAACATCAGTGCCAGTATCATAGAGCCGAAGATAATGAATAGGTCCATCTGCTTTGCCGCCTCCTCGAATAGAGCTCCCGCGCGGGCGAAGGTCACCGAAGTAACCAGAAGTCCCAGCACCAAGCTTCGTTTGCATACCAACTTCAGCAGTCTTTTGCAGGATCTGCTCAATAGAATCTTCTACATATACACCATTACAGGAGATAGGTAGACCACGATCTACACCAAAGTTCGACCAGACTGGTGACGACAGACTATAGTAACCTGCAATCATGTACTTGTAAAACTTCTTAGCAAAGCCTGGTTTATTTAAAATCTTTTCTGCAGCCTGGGCAATCTCTTCGATACGATCTTCAGCAGACATACCCTCTTGTAAATAACCACGAGACAAGAATAGTCTCGAATCTTCGTTTAGCCAATCAAATGCCATTATATACTCCTATTAAAATAAATCATCTGCTGAAATTCCTTGACCACGGGCGTAATCTACCGGACGGCCATGGAAAAAGTCAACCATATTTGAACCATAAAGTCCTTCATCAAACCATTTTGTTAGCTTAATTAATTCTTTATCATAAGTTACATTGTGTGCAAATCCAATTTGCTCTAGACTATCTACCATACGCTTTTTAATGAATTCAATAAGAATCTCACTGGAAAGACCCAGCTCTTCATAGTCACCCATGATCCAACGGATAACATCTGATTCGTATCCGATAGCTGCTTCAATCTCTTCTGCAATACGTGCTTCAAGTTCTGCATCAAACAGTTCAGGATATTCCTGACGCATTGTGTTAATCAGTTTAATACCACACTGTGCATGAAGCATCTCTTCGTTGCGAGTGTACTTCACTTGCTGTGCAGTGTCTTTTAGAATAGCTTTATTCTTATTCATATGTAAAATAATATAGAATTGGGAGAAGAGTGAAACATTCTCCACGAACAAAGTAAACAGAGTAATAGCGTAAATATACTGCTTTCTGTCGTCTTTGTAAACCTTCTTGCTGTACTTACGAAGATATTCTACACGGCCAGCAATAATAGGATTTTCTAGATTGCGTTCAAAGATATCGGTTAGACCAAGAACATCAAGAAGCTTTTCATATGCCATGTTGTGAATAACTTCAGAGTTACCCATTGCATAGCCAAGATCACGAATAGATGGATGCGGTAGATTATCCCCAAGATTTGCCCAAAAGGTTTTAACGGCTACCTCGATCTGACCAATAGCCGAAAGCGCGCGCACGAGCACTTCGCGCTCGAGAGGGGTCATTTCGCTTTTAAACTGGGAGTAGTCAGAGGTAAAGTTAAATTCTTCAGGCGTCCAAAATCCGCTCCAGATAGCATCGATGAATTCTTTGGTCCAGGGATAAAGATCTGGTTTTCTTGATATTTGTTCTTGAAATAACATTTAACTCTCCGCATGCGAACAACACAAGCCTACTGTCCCGTGGACCAGGCTTTATTGTTCTAGGTTATTGTGATGGTTTCTTAGTAATGATATTATATATGAAATACCGAAGCTTGTAAACCACTATATGTAGTATTATCGTAATAATTTTTTACTACATATGTAAAATTTACTGGGTATTTTCTACGGGCTCTGGTTCGCCCTGTATCGCCTTTTCATAATAGGCAATGATCTGCTTTTGTTGGAGAACGTATCTTCTTAGCTCAGCCATGCCTACTGAAAGGTTCTCATATCCCTTTGGGGTAATAGCCATGAAGGCAACTGATCCACCAGCTGCTTCAATCTTCTTCAGAGACTCTTCCAGATTGTCCCGGTTTACCACGAACCATTCCACTGCAGGAAAGTCTACAGGGCTAGGTGCTTGCTGAAGCATGATGTTCTGCTTCACATATTCTTTTTGTACAACGACTTCTTTGTCTGGGATTTTAAATTGGCCGCAACTACTCAGTAACAGGAGCGACAGGAATAGGATCGACAGGTGCAGTAGTTTCATTCTTTAATTCCTCTCTGAGTCTATTAACAGCTCGATTGATACGTGCTTCTAGGTCAGCCGCATTTATCATTGCTTCCTTATTCAGGTCAATCTCACTGAATCTTTTTCTCAGTCTATTTAGGTTGCTTTCAGCCTGTTGTAGGGCAACAGTAAGCTCTTTATTTAATTTTGCTGTTCTTGTAGCATCAGCTTCCATGGAGTTAATAGTATTTTCCATAGTCTCTGCGGCTATCTGTAGCTTTGTATTGTTCTCACGGAGTAATGCAATTGTAGCTTGGGTGCTATTATAATAGGCATAAGCACTGTACACTACTGTACCGAATGTAGCTACAATAAACAGTAAAAGATATACTCTAATCATTTTCTTCCATATACTTTCTAAATCGTTTTAGAAGAATTGGTTGTTTCTTTTTTCTTTTGTCAACAGCAACACGAGGACCCATATTCTTTGTGTCCTGTGGAATACCTGCATCGGCTGTTGTCATCATCTCATCAACTTGATTGCATTCACCGCAGCAATCTGGGGTTCCGCAGTTAGTATGTTTTTCTTTCATCTGAGTAACTCCAGAGAGGTAACGTAAATCTTCTGTCTCGATCTTATATGAATCGCTTCGTAAATATTTATACCAAACATCTGTCCAACTGGCATCGCATCGTCTTCAATACGAATCTTATCATGTGGAATCATATCCACAGCTTCTGACACTTTTTCATATCTTAATTTATATACGCCAGGACTAAGCTGACCATTCGATAGAACAAACCAGTTACTTTCCTCGACCAAGAAATCTGTGGAATCAATCCCTATTTGGGATAATCCTTTTAAAATTCTCTTCTCGGAGACTGAGTATTTTTCTTTGATGAGATATAATGCAGCTGCATAAGAGGCTAATGTGCTACCACCCCCAGGAACCTTTGCCATGAGTCTTTTTATATTAAAAACTAAACGGTGGAACGGTGTATAGTAGTCTCTGTAGTTGTCACGCGCCTCAATCGTATTCATGGAATAGTCTCTATTGCGCTTTCCGTCTTTGTCGATAATACCGACTTCATATGCTTTTGTCTTGTCGAATGGGGTGACAAGTAAAGTGAGGAATCTGAATGTATAGACTAAATCGCCTGCTTGTTTGATTAATCCCATTATATCCTCTTTAATTTCTCAATAACTTCCGGATCAGATTCTATTTCTTTTAGCTGATTCGGGCGAACATGATTTAAATATTCTAAGAAAGGCTTTATTACCTTCCAGTGTTTAGGTTCTAATCTTAAGCCTAATAGACGTAAGGCTGCATAGTTACCAAATACATTAAAAATTACAATTGTATGATTCAGTATCAAGCGTTCGGATAGAATACCTGTTTCGATATATCTATTCACCAAACGCTTGATATATTTAAACCGCTTTAGATCATCATAAAATTCTTCAGGATCAATTTTACCCTTTGGAGAGTAATAGTGCTTCGCTGCAAATTTTACTAGATCTTCTTCTAGTAAATCATCATCCATGAATTATCTTATGCGTCCTTGAAGCCGTCGTCTTCTTTCTTTGAAGCTCTTGCGGTAATGTCAAGTGGTTTATTAATGATATTCTTATCGCCAGGGGCTTTGTATGGAGCAGTTGGACCAGACTTACGCATTGCATCATAAGACTTTTTATCGATCTTTGGCTCGTTTACGAAATCAGGCATAGGAGTCGTGCGAGCAAGCTCTTTCTTTGCACTCGGAGAAAGACCTTCACCGCGTGGAGAAGCTACACCTGGACGACCGCTAATTGATGCAGTTGCTGCTTCAGTTTGTACTGATTCTTTCTTCATATCCCAAGGAGCTTTTGCTAGGCTGACTTTATCCTTAGGCTTAGCCTTAGCAGAACCAAGAGCAGCTTTAATCTCTTTTGGGGTTAGCTTCTTTTCATCAAGATCTGCTTCTTCTTTTGTAAGTCTATCGGTAGCTTTAGCAATACCCGACATACGATTACCCATTCTTTTTCTAGCACGATCGGTTTCAGAATCGTTCTTATTCGCTAATACTGCTGCAGTATTTCCGATTTGGTTAGTAGAAGCTTTCTTCACGTATGAACCAAGAGTTGATTTCTTGAGTTCGTCAATATTTTCTACAGACTCAGTAGCAGGAACTTTGGCTTTTAGAGGAGAGTTTTTATATTGGTTTGGATACAATTTTGCAGATGCCATATTTGCATACTTCAAGTGCTTAGCTGCTTTTGGGTCATCTGAAAGACCTTTACGTAGCATTTGGCCTCCCACTTTACGTAAAGTAGCTTTTGAAATTTCATCGATCTGTTCAACTTCTTCCTTAGTTAGTTTATCAACTGCTTTAGCGATGCCCATATCTCTTTTATAGGATTTTTGGAGATTTGACATGCTTGCATCTTTTTCCGCACCACGCTTATACTCTCTACCCGCTAGATTGCGTGAGGCTTTCTTAACATATGAACCAAGGGTCTTCTTTGAAAGTTCGTCGATCTGTTCGAATTCTTCTTTAGCTAGTTTATTTGAAGCGAGGGATACTCCCTTGCTACGCTTGTCCA